AGAGAATACATCATAAAGCGTGATAAGGGAAGATGTAGAAAATGTGGAAGACGGACGGATAGTGGCCACGTTCATCATTTGTACGGAAGGGTTAGAGTTCCAGCATGGTTAAACGTTCCTAATGATGACCCCGACCACGAAGTGAACCTTGTCTATCTCTGCGCAGAGTGCCATTGGAAGGTGCACAACGTACCGCCAGACGATGTGTCGCAAAGGGAAATTAAGGAATGGAAGGAAGCTATGGCTGTTATGAATCTCAGGAGGGTTAAACGTGAAGATAGTCCAAAAGAAACTTTCTGATATTAAGTTAGCTCCGTATAACCCTAGAAAGATAGCAAAAGAAGAAAAGGAAAAGCTCAAGAGAAGCCTTATAGAGTTTGGTTACGTTGACCCGATCATATACAACAAGCGGAATATGTTTGTTGTTGGTGGCAATCAAAGGCTTACTGTTCTCAGAGAGCTTGCTAAGGAAGATCCAGAAAGATGGGATATAAAGTACGACATGGTTGAAGAGGACTTGGACGAAGAAATGGAAAAGGCACTAAACCTTGCCCTGAATAAGATTTCGGGCGAGTGGGATTTTCCTAAGCTCAAGGAGCTTCTAGTTGAATTGGATACAGGCGCATTTGATATAGAAATTACAGGGTTCTCACTCGATGAGATAAAGAGTTTTGTTGATTATGCCGTGGACGCATCCGATGACGGCTTCGATGTTGACGAGGCAGAGAAGCAGATAGACGAGCCGAAGACTAAAAGAGGAGACGTTTACATTCTCGGCAACCATACCCTTATGTGCGGCGACGCAACGAACAAGGAAGACGTGAAAACACTGCTGAACGGAAGAAAGGCAAACATGGTTTTCACAGATCCTCCATATAACGTTGGATACGTTAATACGAAGAATAAGAAATACACATCACATCAGTCTGGAAAACACAAGTCAATAATAAACGACGAGATGACTCAAGAAGAGTGGGTAAAATTCAATTTGGCATTAGTTGAAGTAATGACAGAGTTCTGCGACGGAGACTTGTACGTGTGGGGTGCTCCGGGGCCTGATGGCATGAGGCAAAGAATTGCCTTCATAGATGCTGGACTCCATTGGTCTGCAACGATCGTGTGGAAAAAGCAAGCCTTCGTAATGTCAAGGGGAAACTACCAGAGAATGTACGAGCCTTGTTTCTATGGCTGGAAGAAGAAATCTAGTTTTGTTGCTGGAAGAAACAAGACGGAGGTTTGGGAAGTTGACAGGCCTATGAGATCGGAGCTTCACCCAACCATGAAGCCGATAGAGCTGTGCGCGATAGGTATAGCCAACAGTTCAAATTCGGGAGACAGCGTGCTTGACCTTTTCGGAGGTTCAGGCTCTACGCTCATCGCGTGTGAACAGCTCAAAAGAGACTGCATGATGATGGAGATAAGTGAAACATACTGCGACGTGATAATCAGGCGATGGGAGGAGTTCACAGGGAAAACCGCAGTTAAGAGGTGATTACATGGGACGCAAGATAAAAAGAACATACAAGCTCAAAGATCAGACGATTACTGAAGCCGAGAAAATGGCGAAGGCTGGTATGACGAGAGAGCATACGGCAAGGGCGTTGGGTCTCTCTCCGTCAACATACTACAGATGGCTTGAGCTAGGTGAAAACTCCCCAGAAGGAACGCTAGAGAGACGCCTGTATGACACCATAGTTAAAGCAGAGGGAGAGGCAATAGCGAGGAACATCGCTATCATTCAGAAGGCAGCGCAAGACGGTGTGTGGCAAGCAGCGGCGTGGTTCTTAGAGAGACGCTACCCGAACGATTATGCCAGAAAGGAACGACTCGATATACAGGAGAGAAAGAATGTCAAATACGTCGCAGAGTTCGCGGGCAAAGCCCCAAAGGAATAAAGGGGGAAGGCCAAAGGGAGCTGTCAACAAGAAACTAGAGAGAGAGCTTATAAAGTTATACGAGCCTCACCCAGCTCAATGGAAGATACACAAGTCAAACAAGAGATTCAGGATAGTAGCCTGTGGAAGAAGATTTGGAAAGTCTCTGATGGCCGCGAACGAGACTACGAAGTACGCTTACGAGAATCCTAGAGAGACAACGTGGTGGGTCGCGCCAGTGTATTCTCAAGCCGCTATCGGATTCAAGATGATAAAGAACAGCTTTCCTGATCTCATCAAGAACGCTAACAGCGCGAGCCTAAAGATAATTCTCCATAACAACGCAAAGATTGAGTTTCGTTCTGCAGAGAGACCAGACAATTTGCGTGGAGAAGGGTTAGGTTGGGTAACGATAGACGAAGCGGCATTTATGTCAGAGGAAGCGTGGTACGAAGCACTTCGACCTGCCCTTTCAGACAGAAAAGGGCAGCTTCTCGCGATAGGAACTCCGAAGGGTAAAAACTGGTTTTATCACTTATGGATAAACGGTCAGGACAAAGAACAAGAAGACTTTGAGTCTTGGCAAATGTCAACTTACCAGAATCCTTACATAGACCCAGCCGAAATTGATTCTCTCAAGAGAACTCTCCCAGAAAGAGTATTCCGTCAGGAGATACTCGCTGAGTTTCTTGATGATACTGGCGGTGTCTTTAGGTATGTTGACGAAAATATAAGACCATACAGTCTTCCTACAACGGCAGAAGGGCTTGTAACACTTGGCGTTGACCTTGCTAAGTACGAAGACTTTACTGTGCTAATTGGGATAGATGGTTCAGGAAAGGTTGTGTATTTTGACAGGTTCAATCAGATTGATTGGGCTTTACAGAAACGAAGAATCATAGAGGCTGCCCGAAGTATGGCCGCGAAGGTAGTTATTGACTCGACTGGTATAGGAGACCCTATATTTGAAGACCTGTCTAGGGAGATATGGGTAGAGGGGATTAAGTTCACATCGTCATCTAAGACTAATATCATAAATAACTTGGCGATGAGAATAGAGCAACACGATATTACATATCCTAACATACCCGAATTGATATATGAGTTAAAGCTCTATCAGTATGACTTGACTCCGACAGGGAAGCTGAAGATGAACGCACCAGCAGGAAAGCACGACGACTGCGTTATTGCGTTAGCTTTGGCGGCATGGGGTAACTCCTCTGAAGGTGAGCCTTCGGTGCGTCTCTTGTAGGAGCTGAGTATGAACATATTACAGAAGATGTTTACAGGACTTAAAAAGAGCTTCTCAATGCAGGGTTGGCTGCCTCTTTACGAATCAATTTCATCAGATGAGGAATTTGCGAGAAGACCGTTAAGGGCTAACGAGAAAGTGTCTTGGGTTTATGCGTGTGTTAAGTTCATATCTTCAAGCATCCTTTCTGCAAACTTGAGGCTATACAAGATACATCCAGACGGTACGTGGGACGAGATAGTGAGCGACCCTGTTCTTGATGTTATTCAGTATCCGAATAACTATATTTCAAGGACTGAGCTGTTTTTCATAATTGGATCTTTTCTAGAGCTTACTGGTGAAGCAACACTCCTGAAAATAAAAGATATGTTTGGAAGAACCGTCGGCCTGTATCCTCTAAATCCGTTGAACCTTGAGCTTAAACTCGAAGGAGGTTGGCCGAGCAAGTGGGTGCATAGATCGTACAAAGAGGGTAGGTCTTATGAAGAAATATACGAATACGACGATATTCTTCAGATCAAGTATCCAAATCCGAGCAACGTATTCAGGGGGCTATCACCAATATCTGCAATAGCAGATGCTACCGACACAGCTTACTACGTTGAAAGGTGGCAGAAGAATTTCTTTAGAAACTCCGCTGTACCGTCTGCTGTTATTCAGGCAGAGAGAACCCTTTCAGATGCGCAATTCAAAAGGCTGAAAGCTGAGATTGACGAGAAGTATCGCGGTGTCTCAAATGCTCACAAGGTAATGCTATTCGAGAACAAACTTGAGTTCAAACCTATAACAATGCCTATGAAAGATATGCAGCTTCTTGAATTAAAGCAGTATAACAGGCAGGAGATAGCGGCAATATACGGCCTTCCTCTTGCGAAGCTCGGAATTGTCGAAGACGTTAACCGTGCTAGTGCGGAGCAACTCGACTATACATATGCAAAAGACACGTTGACTCCTAAGCTTACGCTCATTGCCGAAACGCTCACGAAGTCTCTTCTCAGAGACATTGGAATAAAAGACAAGGTGTTCTTCTACGACAGCGTTATTCCTAAAAACATGATGCTGGAAACCACTAAGAACACTCAATATCTTGACCGTGGTGTTCTGACTATAAACGAGGTAAGAGACGAAATGGGATTGCAGCCTGTACCGTGGGGTGACGAACCGTTTAAGAAAGCGGAAGAGGGAGAAAAGCCGAAGGAATCAAAAGAAGTTGAAGATGGAAAGAAGGTGATGTTTTGAAGATCGAAGAGATTGTAAAACAGCAGATAAATCATCTCTTCGGAGACGTAAACGCTGAAGTAGTTTCAGAGGGCAAATCGTTCTCGATTCTCTCATACGGAACGGCAATAAAGTTTTCGGTTGAAGATGAAACGGCT